AGAACAAGATTAAGTGACAATGGTATAAAACTAACTGCTTATAGTTTTGAAAATGGCTATCAAGCGAGAGTGATAGAAAATCTTGATTCTAATATTGTATCTCTTGTACTTGTAAAGTTTGAGGACGTAAAAAACTCTATAAAAGATATTTTGCTTGAATTAACGAATGAACGACTGATTGAAAAGCTAGAAGAGATTAAGAATTTATGAGTTATGAAAGAGGTGCAGGCATGACACTAACAACAGAAACAATTAATAATTTAATCGGAATAAAAGAATCATATCAAGCATCTGATGCGCTAATGAAAATATTGTTTGATAGAGAAAAACGAGAAGAGATATTTAAGCAGTTTTTACAACATGATACGCATTTAGAAAAAGATTGGTTTCACGTCTATTTTGAAGAAGAGCATGCGAATAAAAAGAAATATGCACAAGATTTTACACCAGCTGCAATGAGTAGCGTTGCATCGCAATTAGTAAGAGGATTAACAGATGGTCAGGGAGGAACAAGACTAGATGTTGCCGCTGGTACAGGTAGTTTAACGATTCGAAAATGGTATGAAGATTGCCTAAAATATTCGCCGTTTGATTATCTACCATCTATGTATTTGTATCAATGTGAAGAATTATCAGATCGTGCGTTACCTTTTCTTCTTTTCAATTTATTAATTAGAGGAATGAACGCAACAGTTATTCACGGGAATGCGCTAACAAGAGAAGCGAAACAAGTGTATTTCATTCAAAACGATAAAGACGATTTATTAAATTTTAGTTCTTTCAACATCATGCCACACAGTGCAACCGTAGAGAAGGAATTTAATATTCATAAATGGCTAGAACCAGTTATCGAACATATAGAAAGCCCTCTTTCAGTAGCTGATAGATATTTAAATGAGTTAGAAATAGAGGACGAAGAAGCATCACAATTGAAACTTTTTTAGGAGGGGGAACATGGCTAAGAAGCAAAAAGAAATACTATTTTGTAACTACTTTGAAGAGTGGATCGAAGTGTATAAAGTGGGAGCAATTGCAAAAATAACACTAGCTAAATACTATAATGCAGCAAAACAACTTCGAGATATATGCCCAAAACTTTTTATCTCAGATTTTGACAGACGAGAATATCAGCGAATTATTAATGTTTATGCTGAAACACATGAGAAACAGACAGTTAAAGATTTTCATCATCATGTGAAAGCGTGCATTAAAGATTTGTTTCACGATGGATTAATAGATAAAGACCCAACATACCGAGTTGTTATCAAAGGTGCAGAACCGACAAGAGCGAAAAAACGCAAATTTTTACAGAAAGAGGAGTTATCGAAGTTATTACAATCACTCGATACGAGCCAAATTGGCTTCGGATGGTTCGTATTGCTAGTAGCTAAGACCGGGATGCGCTATGCCGAAGCTTTAGCCATTACCCCTGCTGATTTTGACTGGACAGCACAGACTATATCTATCAACAAGACATGGGATTACAAATATAACAAGGGATTTGCTAAAACAAAAACATTGTCGTCAGTAAGGACCATCAAAATAGACTGGCAAATCGTCGGGCAGTTCAAACCACTTATAAAAGATTTACCAGAAAATGAACCCATTTTCGTTGAAAAATTTGGAGACGGCACTTACAAACGTCAATTCAATTCAACTATCAACAATTTTTTAGCTGCTAAATGCAAAGAAACGGGCATTACACAGATTAGCTTTCACGCATTACGGCATACGCATGCAAGCGTATTGCTGGCAGAAGGTGTTTCGATTCATACGATTTCAGCACGATTAGGACATGCTGACGTAGGTGTCACACAAGAAACCTATGCGCATGTGTTAGACGAATTACAAAAGAAAGATGATCAAAAAATGTTATCTGTTTTGATGCAGATTGCTTAGGAGGTGTGGTTATGGCACGGAGATGGACGGAAGATGATGACATATATTTAGAATACTTTGTTTATGAAAGTGATACGAAACTCCAAGAAGCTGCCGACTTTTTAAATAGAAGTCTTAACGCTACGATAATACGTGCAGCTATCCTACGAAAAAAGCGTAAAGATTACTATATTTGTCGTAAGTGGACATCAGAGGAAGACGAGTATATTAAGACTAACTATAAATTATTAAACTATAAAGTAATAGGAATGAGGCTTGACAGAAGTTGTAAAGCTGTATCAGACCGCGTAAGGACTCTAGGCTTAAGAAAAAATCTTTCTCTGGTTGAGATGGATTGCGAAATACGGAAAATGGCTGACGACGGCGTCTATGTTATTGATATTTCTAGAGCTTTGGGGATAGATTATGAAACGCTTCGCGATTATTTACGAAAACACAATATAAGTTATCAAGTTATGCCTCAAGAAGAATCGCTTAAAAAGGCAAGAGCGAATTCGCCGTGGCACATATTTAAATTACGTCTTTAAAAATTAAATTGTTCCAAGTGGATTAGAAAGGATGAAATTTCTTGGGAAAATATTACTGGCACGTGTCAAGATTTGCGAAATCCGGCAATGTTCAAAGACAAAACTTTAACGATTTATGATGACGCAAAAGCAGTTACTAACATGACGTTTAACGAAATTAAGTATAGAGCTAGTTTGAATTTATGTGAAACGGTAGAAAGAAAGTATGTATTGTCACTTACTCAAAGGCTTAAGGAGGAACAAGTATGACAAAACAAGAATCTGTTAACTGTAAAGAATGTGATGAAACGTTCACTCAATATGACGAAATTATTGTTTTTGATGGAATCGCTTGGCACAAAGATTGTTTAGATAAATTCCCGGCAACCTACGCTTATTACGAAAAAGGTAAAGATGGCGAATTTTTAAATACTGGTGAGCACGCTGATTTCGAGGGTGATGCGTATGAACATTTTGACGGATTAGAGGAGGAGTAATTTTGAAATTTAAAGAAGGCGAAAACGTACACGTAATTGTAGACAATGAATTGTTAAGTGGTTGGTACAACGGTAAAGAGTTTGGAACAGGCAACTCTTTAGTGAAAGTTTCTAAGGACAAGATAATAGCTACTAAAGATTGTTTTATTGCAAAAGAAAAGGAACCAGAACTGGTAGTAGTTCCGCGATTTGCCGATGACTGGATAAATCACTGTGAACAAAGAGAATACGATTTAGCTTGTTTGTTAGATTATGGCAATGCAGGTATGCCTGATGAAATGTACGGATGGTTAATTTCATCAGCTGATAATCAAGAACTACTCGCCCGCGCGTGGATGGACGGCTACGAAGTCGAGAAAGAACCGCTGTATTGGATACAACTTATCGAAGGAGTATCTGGCTATCTCAATGTACGAAATGACGGGATTCAGTTTATAAATAGTAGTGGTCAAACTGCTGAGCTTAAAACACGATTCACAGAAAAAGAAATAAAAGCAATGGATAAAGGTGGCGCTTATTGGCAGTTTGCTGTTCCTGTTGAGGATTCGGAAGGTGAAGCATGATGACAGTAGCCGAGTTAATAGAGGAACTAAAAGAACTTCCAGCAAATGCAGATATTTTGCTAACCATCGGATGGAATCACTCGGAAATAGAAGAAGTAGGCTGTATCGAAAATGAACGTAACGTTTATATAAGCGGCTGGTGAAGTGGAGGGTGAAGAAGAATGAGACCATTTGATGTTTCTACTTATTTCAAATCTTTTGTGGATGATGATAAGGAAGCGTTGGAATTGTTGAATGAATACATCATCAGAAATAATAAAAGACCAGTTTCCGTGCAGTTTCAAGTAGTGCATTATCCTGATGCAAATCGTGATAGAGTTTATATCTTTGCTGAATTTGAAATGGAGGGTAAAGCATGAGAGAGATTGAGTTTAGAGGAAAAATAGTTGGCGCAGAGGGATTTGTTTATGGGAAACTCCTAGCTCCTCTTGCATCAGGTAACGCATATATTGCGTATGACGTTAATGAGGTAGGAAGTTTTGTATATATATCTAGAAGTGAAAAAGTTGATCCAGAAACAGTTGGTCAATACACAGGGTTAAAAGACAAAAACGGCAAGAAGATTTTTGAAGGGGATGTAGGCTGGGATGAACACAATGAGTGCTACGGCGTTGTTAAATTTGAAGAAGGTAAGTTCCTATATGTGTGGGAAAACATTGCTGAGGACTTATGGGAAGTTGCTGATGATATTGAGATTTGTGGCAACATACACGAAAATCCGGAATTGATGGAGGGAACAGTAAATGAAAAATAGAACTTTTAAAGCATTGCTAGATTTCGAAAGCGAAGGACGTATATTTATAAAAGACAATTTGTACACAGCTTTTTATCGCAACGGGAAGTATACATTAGTGGCAGAAAATGGTGAATTCAATTTTTCGTTAGAATTAATGGATAGAGTGGCTGTTGCTTGGAAATCTTCATTTGTGGAGGTGGTGGAATGAAATTAAAATCAGAATTGAAATTAGAAGATATGTTTAATCGTGGTGGTAAATATACAGAGTGTGAAAATCCAGCTTGTAATAACGCTTATCATATCCTAAACGATCGTTGTTATATCATCTTAGGACAAAATAAACCGAACGGCGTATACGTCGATTTAGCGTTTTGTTCATTAGAATGTCTTATTCAAACAGACTCAATAGCTGACACACTTGTTATAGAGAAAATGACGGAAGAAGAAGCAAATTGAAGTACAAGCAACACCAAACCTATTCCTTTCAGGTAAGGCGTTTAAAACGATTGGTACTAGTGTTGATACTAAAAATAATTAAAAGTTTGAAAGCGGTGGAGAAATGAAAAAATACGAATTAAAATTGGGTGGTCGAAACTCTGGAAAAACAGTGAAAATTAATGAAGAAATAGCACGTGTCAAAAAGGACTTGATTTCTAGTACAAAAGCATTTCCGATAATTAGAGGATACACGCAGGAAGAAATCGAACAAATGGTGAATGCGTTGAAGAAGGAGGACGAATGACTAGCGCAATAAAAATATCTGAAAAAGATAAAGTGTTCCAGATTGCGACGGAAGCTGGGTGGGTTGAACGGACTGGAATGCAAGTGACGATTGACGAAATAGGCTTTGCAATTTATCCGGAAAGGACATTAACCCAAGTATTCTTGCACGTTAATGAAATATCTAGTGGAGCTTCATTGTTAAATTATCCAATCAATCTCATAGATTTCCTAGATGTAACCACTCGCAATACAGCAATTGAATTTTATAAAGATAAAGTGATTCCTTTAATCCAGAAAAAAATCGAAGCAAATGGATTAGATAAATTTAGAAAAGAAGTTGAAAAAGCGAAAAGTTACATGCTTGAAAAATACGGAGAACGACCAAAAATTAAAGATTTTGAGGAGGAACTAAAATGACAAACTATTACAGCATTGAAAAAGGTACAAAAGCATATGAGTATTTAGACAAGACATACAATCAAGATACAGACGCTTTTTTGAATGAAGTTACTGAATTGCTAGGATTTGAAGCAAGAGGACGTATAGCTATTAACAGAACGCCTTTAATTATTGCTAAAAAATCACTTAAAGAGCTTAAGCCAGAGTGGATGCCGAAATTTAAAAAATATAAAAGCGATTGGATGACTCCAAAAGCGGCATTCAAAGAGCTAATCAATGCATATGAAGAACTTCGGCAAAAATACAACATGGATATGACATTCAGAAACTTTAATATGAATAATAACTTAGCTGGTCAAGTAGAAGTCATCTTTGACTTTGATAACTCAGGATTCGTTTATTTTGAATCTGATCGAAAAATATTAAAAGAGGATTTTAAAGAAATAACAGATGTTGAATATATTAAAAGAAATTTAGAATGTGCAATTTGGAAGAAAGAGAGGGAAAGCTAATGATGAACCGTGTAGTACTTGTAGGACGATTAAAATGACAAACTATCACATTATACTATATGCAAAATCAAATGGTGTAAAAAAAGTGTTGAATGATTACAACAAAGAAGACATTACTTTTGATGAACTTAAAACATCTATTCTAAAGCGATTAGGCAATGTGGACTCTGTGAATCGCATCAATAGAGATAAAGTTAAAGTGAAACAAATCATTACAAATTCAACTTCAATAAAAGAATTGACAGAAAAAATTAACTTCGAAACAGAATTACATCTTGATGTAAGGGAGGTATAGTCATACAATACGAGGTGCATTGGGAACATAAACAAACAAAAGAATATAATATTCACGGTAAATATGCAACTTTTGAGGAAGCTTTGCAGTCTATATATGATTGGTGGGAGCTAAACAAATACAAACCTCATTATGTGCGTTACTGGACACGTAAAGCAAGAACGATAGTAGATTACGGTTCACATCATATGTTTTATTACATTTATGAAATTAGAGGTGCAAAATGACAAAACAAATTATTATCAACGAAGCAAACAGTTTGCTTCACAGAAAAAGCAAAGAATTGAGTAAATCAATTATTAAAACACCAAAGGACCTTGAAAGATTCGCGATTGGTCTTGATAAATTATCGCAAGAAATGTGGGACTATAAAAACGAGTTGGAGGCGATTAAATGAGTATTTTTGCTGGCGATAAGGTCGAGGTGCAGGATAGAACGGGTGTAGCTGAATTATGTGTCGACGGAGAGCAGTTTCATGTTCTGATGAATAACGATGGTTTGCTTACTGTTGAAGATGAAGACGGATTTTCATCCTTTAACATACCAGCAACTCAAGTCAAGAAAGTGAAAGTGGAAAGTGATGTTAAATTAATAAATGAGCTATATGACCAATCAGATGCAGTAAGTTTTAGTATATATAATGCAGATATAGGTAAAGCTAAGTTGTTTGTATCTAATGTAAATAAGCCACAATTTGACGAAAGAAACAATGTGAAGTGGTATTCTGCATCAAAAGACAAAATAACCGCAACAGCGTTTTTGAAAGGGGATAACTAACATGCCAACCTTATATTCGATCCAAGATAAATACCAACAACTCTTGAACTTAGCTGAGCAGCTTGATCCAGAATTACTAAAAGATACCCTTGAAAGTATCGATGATGAACTAGAAACGAAAGCTGAAAACATAGCATTTGTTATTAAAGAGCTAGAAGGTCAATCGCTTGTTTTAGAAACAGAAATCAAGCGATTGTCGGAACGTAAAACAACAATCAACAACAATATCAAACGATTAAAACAATCCCTACAGGACGCGATGGAAATTGCCAACAAGCCTAAAATCAGAACGAATCTATTTACATTAGGAATCAGAAAAAGCCCCCCTAGTGTAGCTGTAGAAGACGAGAGCAAACTGATTGCCTACTTGGTTGAGCAACCGAAAAAATTAGATAAAACAAGATTAAAAGATGATCTTAAAAAAGGTATTGATGTGCCTGGAGCAACACTCATTCAAACGGTACATTTACGTATCAGTTAAAAATAGGGAGGGATTTCATTGTTAGAAATAAAAAGCGCATCAAAATTACAAGACACAAACAAACTTAGACTCATTTATTCAGCGCCGGGCATAGGAAAAACAAGCACCATTAAATTTTTAGAAGGAAAAACGTTAGTAGTTGACATTGATAGGACCACAGGAGTTTTGAAAGGTCAAGAAAACATTGATATAGTTACTGCTGATACAATGACACCATTTATTACTTTTCCACAGTTGTTAAAAGAAATTAATGATAGCTATTTAAGCAACTATAACAACATTGTAATTGATAACATATCAGAGCTTGAACGTTCTATTTTAGCGCAGCTTGGTAAAGAGGGGAAAAATAATCGTGTTCCATCTATGGCAAATTATCAACAAATGCAATTCATGATGATTGATGCGATAAGATATTTGAAGTCATTTGGTAAAAATATTTTAATTACTGCATGGGAAACATCTGACCAATGGCAAACGCCAGAAGGACAAATTTACAATCGTTCTTATCCGCAGATTTCTAATAAAATATTAACAAACGCGATGGGGCTGTGTGATGTAGTAGCAAGATTAATTTACGATTCAGAAGAAGAAAAACGCGGGTTTATTTTACAACCAACAAACGCGGTTTTTGCTAAAAATCAAGTTGATAGTCGAAAAGGTTGCAAACAAGAAGACCTATTCAAAATCGGTGATATTGATGCTAAAGCTTAGAGAATATCAACAAGAAATTATAAACGATGTAAAGGGGGCTTTTTTACAGGGATATAATAGACCGTGCGTCGTTGCTCCCTGTGGATAGGTGCAGGTAAATCGGTTATTTTATCGGAAATAATTCGTATGACAACACATAATAAAAACTATGTTCTTTTCCTAGTACACCGAAAAGAGTTGATTGACCAAATCAGAAACACACTCATTATGAATGAAGTGGATATGGAATTTGTCAAATTGGGTATGGTTCAAACAATAGTTAGACGTCTAAACAAAACTTCGGAGCCTTCGTTAATCATAATTGATGAAAGTCATCATGTGTTAGCAAATAGCTATAAAAAAATAATTCATCACTTTTCTAAAGCGAAGGTTGTCGGATTTACTGCAACGCCAGTGAGGATTAATGGAGGTGGTTTAGGAGATATAAATGACACATTAATCGAAAAAGTTAATGTGAAGTGGTTAATAGAAAATCAGTTTTTAGCACATTATAAATACTATGCTCCTGAAATCGTTCAAACAGAAACATTAAACGTTAAACGAACTGGCGAGTTTGATATGACTAGTCTTGATGATCAATTCAATAAAAGAATGATTTGGGGGGATGTGATTAAACATTATCAGAAATTAGCAGATGGCGAGCAGGCAATTCTTTATGCTAGTTCGATATATCAAAGCGAAAAAATGGCAGCTAGTTTTAACGCAGTAGGCATTTCATCCGCACATATTGACGGTAAAACACCTAAACCCATTCGAGATGACATTATAAAACGGTTTCGAGAAGGAGAATTAAAAGTCCTTTGCAATCTGGACCTTATAGGCGAAGGCTTCGATGTTCCGGATTGCTCCACGGTGATTATGCTAAGACCTACACAATCATTATCGCTGTACATTCAACAATCGATGCGAGGCATGCGTTATAAAGAAGGTAAAACAGCTATCATCATCGACCATGTAGGTAATGTAAAACGTTTCGGTCTGCCAGATATGGAACGAACATGGTCCTTAGCACCTCGTAAAGGAAGTAATGCAACAAAAGCAGAGGCACCTGTGAAAATTTGCAAAGAGTGTTTTATGACAGTTAGCCAGACAGCAAAAAAATGCGAGCATTGTGGACATGAATTCAAAGTGGAAGTAAAACCAATACAAATCGATGAGGGAGCAGAGCTACAAGAAATAACCGAAGCCGTTTTTAAAGTAAATTATAGCAGTCCAGGCGAATGTAAGAATATGAAAGAATTATATGAATATGCAAAAGAACACAATTATAAAAATGGATGGACATTCCATCAAGGAAAAGCACGAGGATTTATCAAATAAAAAAACGAAAGAAGGAATTTAAAAATGTTTAAAGTAGATCATAATGATGTTTTCACAAATGGAGTAGAAAATGGTACGTACGAGGTTGTTTTATATAATGCAAATGAAGACGCAACAAAAAGTGGTGCTGAGTTCATTAATATTGATTTGATTATTCGTAACGATGTAAATCAAAAATTTCAAAATGCACATATCTTTCACAGAGTGTGGAAAGCAAAAGCAACAAATGAATATAGTCAAACGGCATTAAATACAATTGCGAAAGCTATCCAACTCCCAAATGGAAAAGACTATAACACAGTAAACGAACTGCTACAAGACTTGTTGACTAAAACCTGCCAAGTTACGGTTAAAAACGAAGAATCTGAATATAATGGGCAAATTTATAAAAATCTAAATGTAAAAGCGTGGGCTGAAAGCAAAATTACTGGACCTCTACAACATGTGTTTAAAAAGAAAGAAAACGAACCAACACCAGTAGTAATAAGTGAAAACGATCTACCGTTCTAAACAATGAGAGGAGCGCACAAACGTGTACGAACAAATTCCAGACGAATTAAAAAAATTAAAACAATGGTGCGCTTTTCAACTGGTTTGGGATGAAGAGCGCGGCAAAAATAAAAAGATACCAATGAATGCAAATACTGGAGCATATGGCAATAGTGTAGACGAGCGAACTTGGGCAGATTTTGAAACTGCCCTTGCTTCACTCGAAAAGTATCAATTCGATGGGTTAGGATTTTACTTCAAGGCGCCGTATTTCGGCGTAGATATAGACGACATAAAAGACGATATTCAAGATTATTTATATGGAAATACTGAAAATATTGCTGGTGAGTTTATTCAAACGTTAGCTAGCTACACTGAGTACAGTGTGAGTGGGACAGGTATTCATATTATTGCAAAAGGCGATTTTCCGGAAGGTGGTCGGCGCAAAGGTAATATTGAAATGTATCCGGATGGTCGGTTTTTCGTTATGACGGGTCAAGTAATTGATAATTACAGACAAGTCAATGAAGCGACATCAGCAATAAAATACTTGCATACGAAATATATTGGGACAATTGAAAACACATCACTAACTAAGCATCAAAATTCATCAAATGATTTGTCTGAAAGTGAAATATTGGAAAAAGCATATAATAGCCAAAATGGTCCATACTTTAAAACATTGTACGAGGGAAATTGGGAAGCATATTACGCTTCGCAGTCAGATGCAGATCTAGCTTTTGCAAATATGTTAGCTTTTTGGACAGCAGCAGATTATGACAAAATGGATACTATTTTCCGAGATTCAGGGTTGATGCGTGATAAATGGGACCAAAAACGAGGGCAAAACACTTATGGACAAATAACATTAGGTAAAGCTATATCAGGTTGTTCAGAAGTTTACTCGCCTAAACAGAGTGGCAACAGTTACAATATCAACTTAAAGTCGCGTAAAAATTGGGCGCAATTATTAAATGAAAGACGTAAAAAAGAATTAGAAAAGCTAAAAGAAGAATGGTTAATAAGTGGTGGGAAAGGAAAACAACCAAGCGTTATATCACCAATTGGTTGCGCTATTATACTGAAAGAATTCTTCCGTTTCTGCCTATTTAATATGAATGAAAACACTCGATTAGCTATGTATTTAGAAGAAGATGGCATTTGGACACAAAATGAGACTTACATTCGACGTTTTATCGGATTTTTAGAACCAACACTAAATGCAAATAAAGCGAGTGATGTTATTTATCATTTGTGGAAAGGTGCCGAAGTAAAAGAAAAAACAGTATCAAAGTATCTTATACCAGTTAAAAACGGTGTATTCAATCTTAAAACAAAGAAATTAGAAGCCTTCACGCCTGATTATGTATTCACTTCCAAAATAGCTACGCCATATGTTGCAAATCCACCGAAACAAAACATAAATGGGTGGGATGTTCATACATGGCTGGATGAAATAGCATGTGGTGATGAACAAATAACATCACTGTTGTGGCAAGTTATCAGCGCATCCTTGAACGGAAACTATTCACGAAAAAGTTCTATTTGGTTGCTAGGCGATGGGAATAACGGTAAAGGGACTTTTCAACAGTTATTGCGTAATTTAATCGGAAATTCTAATATTGCAACACTAAAACTGCCGCAATTTCAAGAACGTTTTTCCTTATCTATTTTAGAAGAAAAAGTTTGTTGCATCGGCGACGATGTACCGGCTGGTGTGTATATTGATGATTCTTCCAATTTTAATTCTGTTGTAACGGGTGATGAAATTATGGTGGAACAAAAAAACAAACACCCATATAGTGCAAATTTTCATATGACAGTGATTCAGTCCACTAATGGTATGCCTAAAATGCGTAATAAAACAGATGGAACATATCGCCGTTTTATTATCGTTCCATTTAAAGCTAATTTAAAAGGTGGAAAAGACAATTGGAAGATTAAAGATGAATATATACAGAATAAAGAAGTATTACAATATATTTTATTTCATGCAATCAATATGGATTTTGAACGATTTGTTGAACCAGATGTATCAAAAAAAATCATGGAGGAATATAAATTAGATAACGACCCGATTTTAGATTATTACGAACGTATTTTTAAAGAATATAAAAGTACTAGAATTCCACTTTATGTTGTGTACGAGTTTTATAAGTATTTTTGCGAATCAAATAATTTAAAACCAGTTGGCGATCGTTCGTTTTATAAACGTTTTGGTGAAATTCTTTCAGAAGAAGGTTGGGAAAAAGGTAAACATAAATTAAGCGGTAAGTTTGACCCCACAGATACTCCAACAGGAATTCATCCTTACCGTTACCAACAACCAAAAGATTCCGTCACTTATGTGTGTTTCATAAAGAATAATACATTGAAAGTCGTTTGATTTTTATAAACAAAAGTTACCGAAAACACCCAAAAGTTACCGTAAGTTACCGTAAATAAAATTTGGGTAACCGCGAAAAACTAACAGCCTCTAAGCGTTAGGGAGAAAAGTTACCGAGTTACCGTTTTACCTCAACTCTTTATACTATTTATAAAAAAGTAAAAAATATAAAGAGTTGACATCTTTCGGTAACCACGATAAAAAACGCCGAAACAACTAGAGTTGCAATTGATTTCAAGGTTACCCATTACGGTAACTTTTCATTTTCGGTAACTTCGATTTTAGGAGGTATAAAATGACAGCAGAAATGGATATACAGAATTCTATACGCTTAGCCTTAGCAAAAAAAGGACATTATGTTTTCAGAGCCAATGTGGGGAAAATTAGAATGCCGAATGGACGTATTTTTGACACAGGTTTGCCAAAGGGTTTTCCAGATTTATTCGGTTTTCGCGGGACGGATGGAAAAATGTTCTTTATTGAAGTGAAAAATGAAATCGGGAAGTTAAGGCAAGAGCAGAGAAACTTTCAACAAGCAATGGAAATTACACCTGCTATATGTGGAGTAGCTAGGAGTGTAGAAGAAGCATTGAAGATTGTGGAGGGATTACAATGAAAAGATTTCTTGTTATATGTGGAAATCAAGCAGAAACTAAATATGAATTTGAAGAATTTATACAAAGTAAAGAAAAATATGTTACGAGTGTAAATAATAATGAATTTATTGTTGAATTAGGAAATGAGAAATATATATTTACAGACCTTGGTAATTTAAAGAGTTTCTCAAAATTGAAATTTAATGGTTTTGCATTTGGAAAACTATTATCTAGGAGACATAGTCCTGGAAAAATTGAAATGTTGTTGGATTTTTGGAGGAGATAATTTTGTTTACCCATATTCGAAAATTGATAAGCAAATGGAACGGTAAACAAGATATTTATATTGAACAAATGAGTCGTGAAGGAACAATCCAATTTAACAAGGAGGAGACTATGAAACTATATCATACAGAAACACAAGAAGAGTATAATGCGTTGATGGCATACGTGGAGAAAAAAGGATATGAATGGAATACAAAAGAAAAACCTACAGAATACAATTGTTGGAACATTTTTAAGAAGGAAACTGTAATAGTAATAGAATATGATATTAATTTAGGTTTTGCGTCAAAAGAATATTGTGAAAGAGTATATCCTGATACACCAATCAAAAAATACAAAGTGAAACAAGACGAAGTTGCGAAGTGGTTCGATGACGCTGCAAATGCCATGAAAGCATTATCTGCCGGCGGAGTGTCTGTAAAAAACGAAAATACTGACAACGTAAATAATCCATCACATTACACAGCGGGCGGTATTGAAACGCTTGACTACATTAAAGCTAAAGTAAAGGATTATCCGAGTTATGTTGCTGGGAACATACTTAAATACGTTTCGCGTTATGAACACAAGAACGGCATTGAAGATTTGAAGAAAGCACAGTTTTATTTGAATGATTTAATTGAGTGGATGGAGAGTGATTAAATGTTTAAAACCTTAAGTTCATTTTATTTTTTTATAATAATTATTACAGTGTTGTCGACTGCTTTCGGCTTTATTAGTCTCTCGGAAGCTGGATATATTTTATTATTAATCATTTCTCTTATCATGGTTGAGAATATGAACAAACACTAGGAAAAGCGTGTGAGATAAAAATTTATTAGGAGAGTGATTAAATGTCAAAACGATTACGACAAGCGCATTATAAATTAATTGAAGATGAACTTCGTTACTATCATTCTACAAAAAAAGAAATACTAGAAAAACGTGCAAACATCGTCATGGGATCAGTACACCAAGAATTCAAAGACGAAAATCAAGGCGGTGGTTCATCTGGGCAGATATCAAATGAAGTGGAACAACGTGTGATGTTATTACAAATGGATAGGGAAATACAAAGGATGTCTGATACTGTGAGAGCAATTGAAACAGTATTGAATACTTTGTCTGATGAAGATAAACAACTTGTACAATTCAGATATTGGGATAGGAGTAGACCAACATGGTTATGGATTGCATGTAAGTTGAATATTAGTGAAAGCACAGCAAAAAGAAAACGGAAAGAGATTATTTATAAAATTGCTGAAAGACTAGGATATTAAAAAGTTGACCCGTTTATGACCCGTTTGACATGTTTTTCCATGCTAATATTATAGAGTAGAGAAGTGAAGATGATTACAAATAAAATAATATATTAAGTCTGCACTTCACTTCTCATCTATAATCACATGATGATATAGCAGGAGGTTGCTATATTGCCGGACAGAGGCTTTGTATCTGATCGTTGGTCTTAATGGGAGACGCATCTCATTCCAACTTCACTGGTCCCAACAAGAGACACCTTCTTGTTCAATCTCAATACTCGTGACGGAATAGGTAGACGTTAAGCCTGCATGATCTGGTATATCAAAGGGCTGATTACAACCAACTGCAAGGTGCAAATCCTTGCCGAGTATGTTAATGACAATACCTTCTCTCTATTTAATAGCAGATACGTTCTGTTGGGAAGGCTTTATAATATCCAGTCCATTGCTGTACGCAGTATAGTGATACCTCAGCCTACGGGTAGTAGCAAGTTAATGAGGAAACAAAAGACAAGACGAAGACGTTCGTCACCGTAGAAGTCAGCTGGTTTTATAACTACGGATACATAGAACAATGAAGTCCAGTACATTGCGTGCTGGGCTTTTTAAATTGATTGAGGTGACAGTGATGAAATCATTGGCAAGCAGCTCTACAAATAATAGACAAGACTATTTAAGCATTCGTATACCAAACAAAGGTGATGTTCCTGTTATAGAGTATGAAGGTGATGACTACGGACAATTGCCACATAAAGGCTTAGAATCACTTAGGCTGTTATGGGTAACAGATTCATACCTTGAAACTAAACAAACCGAAAGATTAAGCTTAGACATTGTATATATTGATGTAGACAATGAAGGTTCAAGACTATGTATAAATGTTGGAGATTCATTATCTACTGAAAGTAATCTGGCTAAGATTGCAGAAATGAATAGTGAAGAGACTAGATACTAATGCTAACACAAGCAGAACGTCATACATTTTATAAGTCAAAGGAATGGGTAAGCATACGTAAAGAAGTATTAAAGCGTGATAACTATGAATGTCAAGAGTGTAAGAGGCAAGGCAAGGTGTTTACTGATTATCATGACCCAGACAAGCATAAAAGACTTGATGTGGACCATATTAAGGATTTAGAACATCATCCTGAACTTGCGCTTGATATAGATAATCTCACTACTCTGTGTATAAGGTGTCATAACAAAAAACATAATCGCTTTCAATTTAGAAGGAAAATAAATAAATGGGTGAATGATGAACGATGGTGATACCCCCGGGTCAAAGGTTTGCGCTTTAATTTGGCTCTGGGGAACGGTGTGGGGGTCTTCTCCGCAGAAATATTAAAAAGTCTCATGAAGGAGGGAGGGCTTGAAGTGGAATATAACATAAAGAAGTTAGAAAAAGAATTGTTATCTAAGATTGATACTACTAGTCAGAAAGAGCTTGAAAAAGTCAATCGCTATATTAATTTAATACGCATATATTATGAGTTAGATAAAAGCATTGAAATGGATGGAGCAGTCGTTGTCACTGAAAACGGCTCGCAAAAATTCACGAAAACTAATCCAGCAATACAAGAAAAAAATCGAATTAATACTTCATTATTATCTATTGAGCGTTCTTTTATATTCAAAGGCGAAAATGATAAACAAGATGGTAGTGACTTGATATGATATCAAATAAACATGTCGATAACTATATACAGTCGTACGAAAGCGGGAAAATACTACTCAATAAAGAACGTGTAGACTTGATAAATCACTTGCAAGAACATGTTCTTAGTAGAGATGATATATATTTTGATGAGACGCAAATAGAAAATTATATTGCTTTTAGTGAAAAATGGTACTTTCCTTTGGACAACTGGGAAAAGTTTATTGCACCATTTATTTTTTTATATTTTAAAGAAGATGATGAACTTTTTTATGAAGAGTTCTTTATAACCCTCGGTCGCGGTGGTGGTAAGAACGGGTTTATAAGTACATTATCTAATTATTTTATAAGTCCGCTACATGGGATTAACAATTACGATGTTTCGGTAGTGGCGAATTCCGAAGATCAAGCGAAAGTTAGTTTCAAAGAAGTATTTAATACAATAGACGGAAATCCTAAATTGGAAGGCAGCTTTGACGCGTGGAAAGCACAGATTATTGGCAAAGGAACCAACAGTGTTTTTAAATTTCAAACGTCAAATGCAAAAACTAAAGATGGTGGTCGTGAAGGCTGTGTTATTTATGATGAAACACATGAATATGAAGATAGACAAATAATTGATGTATTCTCTGGAGGACTTGGCAAAGTCGCAAATCCCAGAGAATTTTTTATTGGCACTAATGGATTTGTGAGAGCGGGGTTTTATGACAAGTTGGAAGAACGCAGTAAAGCAATTTTAAGCGGCGAAAATCTTAACGATCGCATGTTTCCTTTTATTTGTAAGCTAGACGATCCGGCAGAAGTCAAGAATGAAGCTATGTGGGAAAAAGCAAATCCTGCTTTTGAAAAGCCATTAAGTCCTCGTTCTAAACGCTTACTAAATAAAGTTAGAAAACAATATGAAGCATTAACGAATAATCCAAGCGGCAGAGAAGCATTCATGACTAAACGAATGAACCTTCCAGAAGTAGACTTGGAAAAGGTAGTAGCACCGTGGGAAGATATTCTCGCAACTAACCGAGAAATGCCAGAACTCCAAAACCGAGCTTGTATTGGTGCATTTGACTATGCAAGCGTTAAGGACTTCGCGGCTGTTGGATTGCTGTTCCGTGTGGGCGATGATTATATTTGGAAATCACATTCATTTGCTAGAAAAGGATATTTGGATATCGCAAACCTTAAACCGCCCATCAAAGAATGGGAAAAGCAGGGATTACTGACCATTGTAGATGAACCTACAATCGACCCTCGTCATGTGGTCAATTGGTTTGTTGAAATGCGGGAAAATTACGGTATTCAAAAGGTCATTGGGGATAACTTCCGAATGGATCTTATGCGCCCGCTGTTTGAAGCAGAAGGATTCGAACTGGAGATTATTAGAAATCCACGTGCAGCTCATAGTTTGCTAGCTCCGCGAATTGAAACTTTATTCGCAAATCATCGCATTGTGTTTGGAGATAATCCGTTAATGCGTTGGTATACAAATAATGTTGCAGTGAAAATCAAACCAGATGGTAATAAAGAATACCTGAAAAAAGACGAGCATAGGCGTAAAACAGATGGATTTCAAGCATTTGTCCATGCTCTATGGCGTGCGGATGAAATAGAAGACCTTGATGTAGATGAAGTTTTAAATATGCTTAATGCCATTACGTTTTAGGAGGTGATATATTGGGATTTCTTTCGGAGATATTTAAACGGAACAAAGAAATTGAGTGGATGTGGGATTTAGAGTTTTTAGAAGATAAAACAACAAAGGTTTATTTGAAGAAAATGGCTTTAAATACGTGTGTAAAACATATAGCACGAACGATCGCCAAATCTGATTTTAGATTGAAAAGTGGAGAAAGCAGTGTACGAGACGGATTGTATTATAAATTAAATGTTCGTCCAAATACAGATATGAGTTCGAGTTCTTTCTGGGAAAAAGTGATCTATAAATTAATCTATGATAACGAGTGCTTAATCGTCCTTTCAGATACGGACGATTTTTTAATTGCTGATAGTTATGTTAGAAAAGAGTTCGCGCTTTATCCGGATGTTTTTGAAGGGGTTACGGTGAAAGATTATCGTTATAATCGTAATTTTAGTATGGATGATGTGATTTTTCTGGAATATGGAAATGAGCGACTAGCTGCATTTACGGATGGCATGTTTGAGGATTACGGTGAGTTATTTGGTCGCATGATTCGAGCACAAATGCGTAACTTCCAAATCCGCGGGGCTGTTAACTTCAAAATGGCAGGCATTGCGGACGATGAAAAACAAAAAAAATTACAGACTTACATCGACAAACTGTATGCTGCATTTAATAACAATGAAATTGCCATTGTTCCTCAATTGGAAGGCTTCAATTATGAGGAATTTGGAACGTCTAGTGTGAATAGCAGCCAGAATTTCGATGAGATCAAGAAACTTCGAAAAGAAATGATTGACTATGTGGCAAGTATTCTTGGTATTCCCTCGGCTCTACTGCATGGGGATATGGCAGATTTAAGTAATAACATGAAAGCTTATATGGAGTATTGTATTGATCCTCTCACTAAAAAATTGGAAGACGAATTGAACGCTAAATTATTTACCCCTAGCAAATTTTTAGCAGGAGAACATATTAAAATCATCCACAAAAAAGACATTATAGAAAATGCAGAAGCTGTAGATAAGTTGGTTGCCTCTGGTTCATTTAATCGTAATGAAGTTCGAGAATTATTGGGCGCTGAACGAGTAGATAATCCGGAATTAGATAAATATTTAATTACTAAAAACTATCAGTCAGCAGATGAAGGAGGTGAGAATGAATGACGAAAATTGAAGTCAAAGGTCCTATTATTGGAAATGATGACAAATGGATTTATGATTGGCTGGATATGGAAGCTACGTGTGCAAAAGATATCAATGAAGCCTTGGCAAATGCGTCAGGTGAAGTTGAAGTTTGGATAAATAGCAATGGTGGAGATGTGTTTGCTGGTAGTGAAATTTATACAGCATTAAAATCATACAATGGTAATGTAGTTGTAAAAATTGTTGGAATGGCGGCAAGCGCAGCATCTGTAATTGCGATGGCTGGAAATGAAGTATTAATTTCTCCAACTGGTCAAATGATGATTCACAATGTTCAGTATGGTGGGAGAGGTGATTATAGAGAGTTAAAAAAAGCCTCCGAAATTGCTCAAAATGCCAATATATCCATTGCTAATGCTTATCAGCTGAAAACGGGAAAAACATTAGAAGAACTGTTAAATATGATGGGAGAAGAAACATGGCTAAATTCTCAACAGGCTGTAGAGCTAGGATTAGCAGATGGTGTGATGTTTCAAGAAAATAGCGAAACGCCAAAATTAGTAGCAAGTACAGGCGGCATGTTAGCACAAGCTACATTAGATAAAGTTAGGGGACTGAAAGATACTAATGGTAAACAATCAATTTTAGAAGTATCTTTATCAGCGGAACAAATTCAAAGCGTTGTAGAAGATACAATTGCAAAATTTAAAAACGAAGTGATAGTTGATGGGAAAACTTTGAATCAACATATCGCTGAACAAGAAAAGGAATCGGAAGAGTCGGAAGTGAATGGACTCAAACGGTTTCTTTTTTAATACCCAAAAATAGGAGGAAATAAATTATGACTATCAAATTAAAAAACAACCTCGCGAATTACGAGGAAAAACGGACAGCTTTTGTTAACGCTGTTAAAAACGAAGACACGCAAGAAATTCAAAATAAAGCATATGTGGAAATGGTAGACGCGATGGCAGCTGATATTATGGAACAAGCTAAGAAAGAAGCACGTCAAGAAGCGGACGCATATATTTCAGCTAGCCGAACAGACAAAAATATCACGAATGAAGAAATTAAATTCTTCAATGATATTAATAAAGAGGTTGGATATAAAGAAGAAACATTGCTACCACAAACAGTCGTTGATGAAATCTTTGAAGATTTAACAACTGAGCATCCTTTCCTTGCATCTATTGGAATGCGCACGACTGGTTTGCGTACTAAGTTCTTAAAATCCGAAACAAGCGGTCTTGCCGTGTGGGGTAATATTTTTGGTGAAATTAAAGGACAGCTAGATGCGACATTCAGTGAAGAAGAGTCTATTCAAAACAAGCTAACGGCATTTGTTGTTGTGCCTAAAGACCTTGAAAAATTTGGTCCTGTTTGGGTAAAACGCTTTGTTGTTACGCAAATTGAAGAAGCTTTTGCAGTTGCGTTAGAAAGTGCGTTTATCGTTGGTACTGGTAAATCTCAACCGATTGGTTTAAATCGAAAAGTAGCTAAAGGGACATCAGTAACCGATGGTGTATATCCAGAAAAAGTTGCTTCTGGAACACTGACATTTGCTAGTCCTAAAGTGACGGTTAATGAGTTAACAGATGTATATAAATATCACTCTGTAAAAGAAAACAAACATCCATTAAACGTTGCAGGTAAAGTTACTTTACTAGTCAATCCAACGGATGCATGGGATGTTAAGAAACAATACACAAGCTTAAATGCGAACGGTGTTTATGTTACTGCGCTCCCATACAATTTAAATATCATTGAATCATTATTCGTTCCAGAAAAGAAAGCTATTTCTTACGTAGCAGAACGTTATGATGCACTTGTTGGTGGTCCATTGGATATTTCTACTTTTGACCAAACGCTTGCATTTGAAGACCTTAATTTATATGCTGCAAAACAATTTGCGTACGGTAAAGCGAAAGACGATAAAGCTTCTGCTGTATGGACATTAAATATCAAACCAGCAGAACAAACTCCGGAAGGGTGATTGTAAATGGCTAAATTTGAAGTATTAAAGAAATTTAAAGACAAAGAGACCAAAGAAGTATATGAAAAAGGAACAGAAATTAAATTGACTGTAAAACGTGCAGATGAAGTCTCTGATAATTTGGGAACTTCTTTTTTAAAGCGATTGGATGAACCAAAAAAAGACAAAAAAAAGTAGGTGCTGTACATGGAAGTATCAGATGACCTTCTTAAAAAATTTAAAGAGCGTATGCACATTTCTCACAATAGCGAGGATAGCAATTTAAAAGAGTTGCTATCTTTTTCTATTGCTGATTTACAAGAAAAATGCGGGCTGTTTAATGTGGATGAACATGTTAGGGCAAGAGAATTGGTCATTGATCGTACTAGATACGCGTATAATGATTCGATAGAATTCTTCAATGAAAACTTTCAATCACAAATAACTAGCTTAGGTTTCTCTCTCTATGTAGCTGAAAGTGGTGAATCTGATGAAGTTTCAGTTTAAACCTCAAAAAGTTCAGAGCGGGGATTTACGTACTCCGGTTGTTTTTTTTGAATATCAGCCGGCAAGTGGTCCTGAACCAGGTGAAATAGAAAAGATTACCCTTTTTGAATGTTTTGCAGAAGTTTATAAACCATCCATGAAGGACTTAGAAATTTTACATGGCACGGGAACAAAAGAAGCTGTCACAATTAATATTCGAGACACTAAAGGTGAGTATACAGTTAGTAACAAACATTATGTAGAAATATTAGATTATCGTTATTTGGGCAAAAGATTTAATGTGATTGATGTTAGCCCAGACTTGCAAAATAATCGCTTTGTAAATATACTTCTGGGGGTTCAAACATGAGTGTAGAAGTTACTGGAGTAGAAGAGTTGGAAAGACAGTTAGTCAGTTTATTTGGACGAGAAAACTTGCCGCAATTAGTAGACCCTGCTTTAATTGCAGGTGCTACTCTTGTAGCAAAAACACTTAAAAGTGAATTTGTTCAATTTAAAGATACAGGCGCATCTATTGATGAAATCAATATAGAAAAACCTTCGTATGACAAAGGGGTAAGAAGTATAAAGATTGACTGGAAAGGTCCTAAAGACAGGTACAAAATAATTCATCTCAACGAATATGGTTATACAAGGAATGGTAAAAAAATCACACCAGCAGGAACAGGTAGTGTTGCCAGGTCACTAAGAATATCTGAAAGAGCTTATAGGGCAATTGTACAGAAGAAAATAGGTGATAAACTATGATTGATATTTTGAATGTCATATATACAACATTAAGTAAAAACGATATCATTCACACTACTTGCGAAGAGAGAATTAAATATTATGATTTTCCAGGCACAGGTGATTCTACAAAAACCTTCTTGTTAATAATACCTTTAGATGTTCCAATACCAACTAATTTTTCCAGTAATGAATCCAGGATGGAAGATTTTTTAGTACAAATTGATGTGCAATCTAACGACAGATTAATAGTAAAAAAAATACAAGACGAAGTTAGAAAAGAAATGAAACAAATAGGATTTGGACAACTCGCTGGTGGTTTAGATGAATATTTTCCAGAAACAGGGCGATTTGTAGATGCACGAAAATATAATGGATTGCCATATAAGCTATATCAATAAAATTAATTAGGAGTGAAATAAATGATTACAACAATCGGGTTTGAAAAAGCAACTTTTGGAATTTATGATGAAAAAGACGAAAAGGTAACAGAAAAAGTAGAAGTAAATGGTAAGAATAAAAAAGGTGGTACGGTTGAAGCTGATATTTCTGGTCTTGATGCGGAAGCTATTAAAGTTTTCGCTTCGAACGGTCCATACTACATTTCCAAAAAAGGTTCTGGTGATGTTAAGCAAACAATCGGTATCATGGAACTTTCATTTGAATTAGGACAGAAGTTATTAGGTCGTCAAAAGAATGCAGATGGTATTGTAACGGTAGGAAAAAACACTGCTCCACCATACGCTTCATGTGTGATGGAAAGTGAAACGTTGCGAGGGGAGCCGGTATTCTTTGCTTTACTAAAAGGAAAGTATGGACAAGATGATGTTAAATTAAACACATCTGAGGACAAACCAAAGGAACCTGAAGCAACTAGTCTCACTGGTGAATTTGTTTATAATGACGCTGGGGACGTTTTCGCGATGGCTGTGGGCGAAGAATTCCGAGATAAAATTTACAACATGGCTTTTCCTGGTTTTGTTGAAACACCAGTAGTACCAGAAGGATAAAAAATTTTAAGAGTAGGTGAAATCCTACTCTTTTTTTGTTGACCAAAATCATAAAAAAGGTGGAGAAAATAGTGATTAAACTAGAAATATTTAATAAAAAAGAAAAAAAGAAAGAGCTATATGAGAGAGAAGATACATCTGTAATTGAATTAGAAGAGTATTGGAAACTACAAGAAAAAATTAGAGAATACATCAATACTTCTGATGATCCAAAGAAAACGACAATTTTGGAAATGCAATTAAAATTTATTGTGAAATTATTTGATGATGAAAACATTACAATAGATTTTCTTAAAAAAAATATTCCTTCGAAGAAATTAAACGATACATTGGTGTCTGTCTTTCGGGAGATTTCACCAGAAGAGTACGAGGATGAAGACAGTGGAGATGAGGAAGCAAAGTAATAACGCTTACCGAGTTTTTGTCCGATCTCGATGCAATTAGGCGTTACTGCATGAAAGAGTATGGCTGGACAATTCGAGAAACAGACGATCAAGAATACAAAAAGTTATGTCGTCTGATAATCGAAAAAGAAGAAGCAAAATCAGAAAACAACAAAGTTTCACTTGTTGACTTTGTATCACAATACCAAGATGTCAATTAGGAAGGAGGTAAATAATGAATAAACTTCAAGGATTGACAATTAATCTAGACTTAGATGCTGCCAAAGTAGATGAGGGAATGAAAGGGTTGAAGCGGACCCTCGGCTCTGTGAATAGCGAAATGAAAGCGAATCTTTCGGCATTTGGAAAGGGAGAAAAAACTTTATCTAGATATGAAACAGAGCTAGATGGTCTTAATAAAAAGTTATCTGTTCAGAGCAAAATGGTTTCTCAAACTAAGTCTGATTTTAAAGATTTAGAAAAACGAAATGCTTCTTTAAATGGAGAGTTGAAAGAGTCTAATAAAACGTTAACTGAGTCAAAAAAACGTTTTGAACAGCTCTCTAAATCTGGTAATGCAACTGAAAAAGAATTAAAAGAAGCAGAAAAAGAAGTCAATTCAAATCAAAAAGCATACAACAAACTTAACAAAGAATTACAACAAATGCCAAAAGCTTTAGCAGCAGGGGAAAAAGCAGTAAATAATGAAGTTGCAAATTACAATAATTTGCAAAGAAAGATTGATACTACCACAGAATCTTATAAGAAATTCAAGAGAGAGCAAGCTGTTAAAAGCTCACCATGGGGGACAGTGACTCAAGATTTAGACAAGTATCAAAAAAAATTAAATGAGACAGGAGATAAACTTGTCGCTTTCGGTAAAAAAGGCAGTTTGTACATGGCTCCAGTTGCTCTTGGTTTAGGTTTCGCTACAAAAAAAGCGGCAGACTTTGAGCAACAAATGTCGAATACTTTATCTGTCATGTCTCCTGGTGAGGTAAATGAATATAAAGATGCTTTAAGAGAACTTGCTATTCAACAAGGCGCAGATACGAAATACTCCGCATTAGAAGCCGCACAGGCACAAGAAGAACTTTTAAAGGCAGGTCTTTCAGTTAAAGATGTTATAAATGGCGGATTGTCTGGAGCGCTTTCATTAGCAACAGCTGGCGAGTTAGATTTAGCGTCAGCGGCAGAAATTGCAGCTACAGTTTTAAATGCGTTCAAGGATGATAATTTAAGTGTTGCAGACGCAGCAAACATTTTGGCTGGTGCAGCAAACGCATCTGCCACAGGTGTAGAAGAAATGAAGATGTCTTTACAACAAGTTTCTGCCGTTGCTAGTGGCGTTGGTCTCTCATTTGACGACACATCAACAATGTTAGCAGTATTTGCGCAGAATGGTTTAAAAGGTTCTGATGCAGGTACCTCTCTAAAAACGATGCTACAAAGATTGCATCCTACAACAAAAGCAGCATGGCAACAATTTGATGCTCTTGGGTTAAGCATTGTGGACAATGAAACTGCTATGAAAGTATTGCAAGAAAATGGTGTAAAACCACTTTCGAATGATACAGATAAATTAATGGGACAAATTCAAGATTTAGCTAAAAGTTTGGCAGGTCCAAAGGCAAGTGCTTCTAAAGTGAACAAAGAATTTGAAGAATTGACCGTTTCCACTGGCGCAGTCCACTCCGCATTTTATGATACAAACGGGGAATTAAAATCAGCAGAAGAAATATCTGGTCTATTGCAAAGTAGTCTAAAAGATTTGAACTCCGAACAGCGTAGTGCAGCGCTAGGTGCTATGTTTGGCTCCGATGCAGTTCGTGCTGGGAATATTGCTTATCGTGAAGGCGCGGATGGAATAAAGAAAATGCGCACTGAAATGGGAAAAGTAACTGCTGATGACGTAGCTAAAATGAAAATGGATAATCTGAAAGGTACCATTGAAGAAATATCTGGTGCAATTGAGACCTTTGCTATCAGCATTGGAACATCATTGACTCCGGTATTACGTGGTCTAGGAAAGTACATTCAAAAAGCAGCTGATTGGTTTAATGGCTTGAATGATAGTACTAAAACGGTTATCTCTACAGCAGGTGTAGTTGCGGTAGCGATTCCGGTTGCTGGACTAGCATTTGGATTTATTGCAAAAGGGGCAGCGGCTGCTATCTCACCTGTAAAGAAATTAACAGCAGCGTTAGCAGAAAACTCTGTTGCTGCTGGAACTAATGCAGCGACTACGCAACTTGCTGGAAACGCTTTGCCGGTAGCTGGAGGGAAAGGTAAAGGTTTCTTAGGTAAAGCTGGCTCGTTTTTTAAAGGAAGCAAAGGAACAAAAGCGCTATCTACGGCTGATATGGCTGGTGATATTGCGAGTTATAGCAAATTCGGAAAAATTGGGGCTGGTTTGAAAGGTATTGGAAAGGCACTACCTGGGCTAGGAATTGCATTATCTGCAACACAACTTATTGGTATTAATAAAAAAAATGCAGGAGATAAAGCTGGTAGTGCTGGCGGAAGTTTAGCGGGAGGCGCAGCTGGTGCGGCAATCGGAACAGCAATTGCTCCTGGAATCGGAACCGCAATAGGTGCGGCAGTTGGAGGCATAGCGGGAACGAAATTTGGTCAGGCATTCGGTAAGAAAGTTCAAAAAGAATTTCCAGAATATCAACAGAAATTTGTAAATATGTGGGATGGATTGTCAGATTCTGCTAAAAAACATCCTATACTATTAGCACCTGTTAATCAAATCAATGATCAAATAAAAATAGCTAAGGTTGGGTATGCGGAAATTAAAAAGGCATTTTCCAATCCTTTAAAAACAGATGTATCTGGAAAAGGTATTAGCAAAGATACTGCAAAAAATGTGAATTCATATAAAACTATGTCTCAAAACGCAATCTCTGAATTAAAGTATTTGGAAATGTCCGGGGATGTAATCACTAAATCAGCATCTGCTAAAATCAGCAAAAACTACAATGGTATGGTTGCACTTGTGGAAAAGTCATTTGAGAAGACTAAGAATAGCACAGATAAGAATTTAAATACATTGTCTAAAAATAGCATGTTATCTGAGGCTGATGTTAAAGCCGTTAAAGAGAAACAAGCAAAGATTCAAAAGCTATCGTTAGACGAAGTGAAGAAAAACAATGAACAAATTCAGAAATTGAATAAAGATATGGCAGCCAAAAATGCAGATATTACTAAAAAGGAAAAAGCAGATATAAAAGCTATTAACGCCAAAGCGGCAAAAGAAGGCAGAGTGTTGACAGCATCTGAAGAACAGCAAGTTACAAGTATTAAACGTAATGCGGCAAATCAACGAAAAGCTAGCAATCAAACTTATAGTAATCAAATACAAACAATTGCTAAAAAACAAGAAACAGCAGTGGTTAGTACGTTATCCAAATCAGCAAAAGAACAAAAATTAATTCTAGGCAAGTTAAAGGACAGTAGCGGTAAATTGAGCGCAGAACAAGCTTCTAAAGTTGTAAAGGAATCAAAACGTTCTAAAGACGGCGCTGTAAAAGAAGCAAATAAAAAATACAAAGAAGTTGTTGCTGCTGCTGACAAAGAATATTATGTGAATGGAACTATTACGAAAAAGCAACATGATGATATTGTAAAAAAAGCAAAAAGCCAAAAAAACAAATCAGTAAGTGAAGCCAAAAAAATGCATAATGGCGTTGTTGATCAAGCAAAAAAACAAGCCTCTGGTCACCTGAAGCAAGTAGATTGGGAAACTGGAGAGTCTCTGTCCAAATGGGATAACTTCAAAGCAGGTTTAGCTAAAGTAATTAATTCTGTCACAGGTGGAATAAATAAAGTATTAAAATTCTTTAGTTTACCTACCATACCAGAATGGAAACCAGCGGGTTACAACAATAACACTAAAACTTCAAAATCATCTAGCAAAAAAAGAACGTCCTACGGTAGTCAGCTAGCAATGGATTATACAGGTTCTAACAATGCGTCTGGACAAATTATGGCTGGTGAAGAAGGTTTTGAAATTGCGTACAACAAACGGAACGCTCAAGCACAAATTTTAGGTGCAAATGGTGCAGAAATAACGCATGTTGCGCCAGGTACTAAAATTTTGAACCATGCAGATTCGAAAAAAGTCATGCAAGGTGGTCTTGGTAAAACATTACCTGGATTTGCAAGTGGCAATTCAACGATCAATGATTTCTTGAGTGACGCTTGGGATGGGACAAAAGCGGTAGCTGGAAAAGTAGTTGATTTTTCTAAAAAAGCTTTTGACTGGGCAGCGCATCCTATCAAAAATTTAAATAAACTTTTTGGTGGCTTGTCTGTTGGCGTTAAAATGGGTAACGATGGTAATTTAGGTTCTGACATGCTGAACTATTTAAAAAACAGTATAGGCGCACCTTTGGAGAAAATGCTATCTGGTTTTAAAGAAACTGCGCCAGTGGCAGGACCGGCTGGGAAAGGTGCTTCGGCGTGGTCTAGTGTTATTAAGAAAGCGGCTCTAGCCATGAAAGTGGATTTGTCCGGTAGTGAATTAAAAGGCATTATTGCACAAATTCATCGTGAATCTGGCGGGAATGAAAAAATAACTCAGTCATCTGCTGTTGTGGATGTTAATACATTATCAGGCAACCCTGCTAAAGGTTTGCTTCAATATATACCGCAGACTTTTAACGCATACAGAATGAAAGGGCATAACAATATATTTTCTGGTTATGACCAGTTACTGGCATTCTTCAACAACTCGTCATGGAGAAACGATTTACCTTATGGTAAACGAGGTTGGGGACCACGAGGACATCGTAGATTTGCTAATGGTGGTTTTGTAAACAAAAATGAAATGATAGAAGTTGCTGAGAGCAATAAGCCAGAAGTAGTCATACCGCTTACTCGGAAAAATCGAGCAGTTCAATTAATCAAAAAAACAAAAGAAATCATTGGAATGAACGATGGAGGAAGTGTTGTTGTCAATAGTCCTGACAATTCTGACATGATTTTATTGCTTCAACAGCAGAATCAGATTTTAATGCAACTACTTCAAAAAAATAGTGACGTATACATGGACACAAATAAGGTCGGAAGTTTAGTGGAACCTGCAATTACAAAAATGCAGAACAATCGTATAAGTAGAAAAGACCGAGTTCAGGGGGTTAGAAAACGTGACTAAAATAGGATTTACGTACGCCGGAATTCATAGCAATGACATTCCAGCAGTTGTTAATAGTATCAAAAGAAATGCAATCAATATCACTGAGAATATCCAAGAAGTACCTGCCAAAATCGGTGGGTACTTTTTTGGTAATTCCGTTGGTACTAGAAGCTTTGACATTAATATTACGCTTATGGGGAAATCGGAAACTGAACGAGTAGAAATAGCACACGATCTTAATAACTTAATCATCCAAACTAACAGTTTTGAAAGCGAAATAATCTTTGATGATGAACCGGAATGGATTTATTACGGTCATTTTGCCCAAATGGCAGAGTTAACAGAATTACAGACAGATAATTATACAACAACCATTACATTTATATGTAGTGATCCTCGTGGATATGGAGAACAACAAGAAATTAGTTTACCAGAAAGCCCGGCTATAATCGAGGTGGCGGGTTCACAATCAACAAGTCCAATTATTCATGCGATAGCAACCGACGATTTAACTAGTCTATCATTTGCAACAGATGATGATTATATATTTCTAGGGGCTGATATTGACCCCGATACAGGACAAACAGCTGTGAAAATGTATGAGAACGTGTTGTCCGATAGAGCAAATGACATGACTTTGTGGGATGGTATTGGGCAAAGTAATATTACTTGGGAGCTAGAAAATGGTAAGCCTGCGAAAACAAGTTCATTTAAACAAACTATAAACACCATTCGTGTAAATTCCTATGGTGAAAAAACAGAAACCGCGCCTTACAAATCATGGAGAGGTCCTGTAATGAAACGAATGTTGACGTCAGAATTAGACAATTGGAAAGTCACCGCTCGATTGGCAAATATTACTCAAAAATACCCACGCGCTAGAACAAAAATAGAATTGTATTTATTAGACAAAGATAGCAAACGCATTGGTAAATTTATGATTAAAGATGCCCAAAATGGGAGAGCTATGAATTTGGGACTAGAGATTGGGAGAACAACGAAAGATAGATACCTTTTTGCTGCAACTGAGGGGAAAGTAGTTAAGAAAAAGAATACGAAAGTGGTTTATTCAAAAAAAGTACAACAAACAGTGAAGTATACAGAAAAAGGTAAAACAAAGACTAAGCAAGTTTGGAAAACAATAAACACGACGTATGAAGTCGGAAATAACTATAATGAATTTTCAGATGCGTACTTTAATCTATCTATTGAAAAGCGTGGACAGTTGTTTATTGCGGAAATAGTTAAATTGAACGATAAAGGTAGTCAAGCTTGGAAACGAACCTACAAATGGAAAGACTCAAATAACAAATTTGCTACTAAGTTAGCAGGCATCGGAATTTACATGGCCAAAATGGATATTCCAGAAGATTTTAATAATCAAACTTACAAAGACAATGATGTTGTTTTTTGCGACTTGGTTGTACAAAAAGTTAATCCAGAAGCAGATGTTAAAAATAATCCAGAGGTTATTATCCATAAAGGTGATGAGATTATGATTGATTGTGAAGCTGGGGTCATAATGAAAAACGGTTCAGTGTTCATGGAAAATTTAGCAATTGGAAGTTCATTTCCTTCGTTTTTTGGTGGCTATCAAACTCCAGTGGCTTTCAGCGAAGGAGCGGAGTGGTCCATAGAATACAGACCGACGACATATTAGGAGAGGTATAGAATGTTAACAATTCTAAATAGACAAAGAACAACTGTAGGCGTGTTATCTAATGACATGCCTTTTTCGTGTCCTTTTTGGGATGATGAGAGAAATGAGAAGCTTGAAAACTTTGATGACACATACACTGTTACCATCCCCGCAGAACATGAAATGGCTGAACATATTCACGAAGGTAATTATATTTTGTTTGAAGACGAACAAGCTAAGTTACGATTATTTCGTATTTATGAATCTGAAAACGGGTTAAATATGCAAGGACGATACATCAAAGCAACAGCAGAAAATGCATTTATTTATGATTTAAATGCAACTATTATTTCCAATAAATTACTGACTGATATAAGAGCTGACATGGCGCTTGAATATATTTTACAACAGACAGGATGGTCAATCGGTAAGAGAGAATTTGTTGGACAAATACGCACTATTGAATTTGCAGACAATATAACGGCTCAAGCTGGATTACAACAAATTATTGCAGAATATAAAGCAGAAATTGATGCTTACGTAGAAAGCTTTGGTGGTCAAATCATTAATTATAAATTTGATTTAGTTGACGAACGAGGCAACAATACTGCGAAACGATTTGAGTATGCAAGAGACATTCAAGGTCTTAAACGAGTTACAACTGATAAAACTATGTACACTGCTCTTATCCCGCTTGGTAAAGATGGTTTGACAATTAAATCAGTTAATAATGGTTTAAATTACATTTATGATGATGAAGCGAACTGGCTGTATAACGATGGTAGAGAATATTTAAAAGGGGTCATAACAAAAGATACAATAACAAATGCGCAAGCTTTAAAAGATTGGGCGATACTAGAGCTTGAAAAAGTTAATCATCCTTTATCTACGTACGAGGTAGACGTGATATTACTAGCAGAGATGTTAGGCTATGAGCCACACCAAGTCACACTTGGAGACACAGTAAGAGTAGTCGACTTGGACATGGATATAACTTTATCTGCAAGAATCATAGAAAAGACAACTTCTTTTAGTGATCCGTCTAAAAACAAGGTTGTTCTTGGTGATTATATCGAATTGGAAAACGTCACACCACTGGCTATTTGGGAACTTCAAGCGCAAATTGAAGAAGCTAAAAAACAAATAGAAGAAACGAAGACGTGGAAAGTAGAATTATTTAGCACGAGTGGTTCTACTTTTAAAAATAACGCTGGCACTACACAACTTATTGCAAGAGTTTACGATGGGAAAACAAACATAACGAATAGTATTGAGCGTGGTGATTTTATTTGGGAGAAGATAAATAACGACGGTACACACGACTTGGTTTGGGAAGAAGCACAGATAGGCGTAGGTAATGTTGTTAATATCTCTGGAGAAGACGTTTTTATCAATGCCACTATTAGATGTTCGGTCAATCAAGGAAGTGAAGCTAGTATATTAATGATTAATGAAGAAGAAAGTTATATGTATGCTGAACTTCCACGCGAATTCCCTGCTGGGATAGAAGTAAATTTATCGGTTATGCAATGTGCGCAAATAGACGTGGAAAATGGTTATATATACTGGTCGCAAGAATATTATGGAAGTAAAAAAAGTAAAGTCGGTGGACAACAATCATACAATATTTATAGAACTACGCTTGATGGTACTTTCGTCGATATGATGTGGATTCTCGGCGGAGGACATGGGACTATGTTTGGCGTGGACACTTCGTCTGGTGAGGCGCACATCTGGTCTTATTATGTAACACCATTGCCCCAAGCAGAGAAGGCGATAGCAATGTTTAAATATGTCCCTTTGAAAGAACAGTTTTACGATGAGTCGATGGCATTTAAACTTGAAGCACCTGACGGTTTCCGAGTAACATACGATAAAACAAGCGACTATGTAGTTATGAGTCCAGGCGTTTCAAATTTAAGTATTAATGTTTTTAAAAAGTCTGATTTATTAGCCGGCAGAATAGCTCCTTTATATACATTTAGGACAAAAGACTGTGGATTTACAACTACTTTATATACGTTGCAAGGAATGCATGTAATGTTTCCATACGCGTATTTGTCAGCCGGAGGGAGTTTTACAGGCACTGATAAAAATCAAGTTTGGTGTTGGGATATGATTAATAATAGTTTAGTTTATCATCATGTTTTTCAAAAAAAATACTATCCTGCACAAGGTTCAACTAACGAATGCGAAGGAGCGTATCCATTTCTTGATGCAAATGGCAAGCGAATGATGCAGCTAAATTTAGGGCAAGGAGAGGCGGGCAAACGATACAATCGTATTTATGCTATGCCAGAAGAAAGGATGTTGGATAATGACAATTAGAGCAGCAGCGGAAATAACATTAACAGATATTAACGATGCAATAGTAGCTGGTGAAGCACCGTTAAACCCGACCACCGATTTACTGTGGATGGATAGTAGTGTGACACCAAATGTTTTGAGAAGGTGGGATGGAGAAAAATGGGTGAGTCAAACATTAGATATTAAGGAAGCAGATCCAGAAATTAACGAAAAAATAGAAGAGGCGATTACCGTTGCGAACAATGCATTGATTGAATCAGTTAGTAATCATAAACCGGTTTTTGATAAAACTCAACCAAGCGCTCCAGTCGAAGGTGACACATGGTTTAAAATAGACGAAAACACTAAAACAATTGTTGGTGTTTTTACTTGGAACGGGAATAGTTGGGTAGAATTACCTTTGGATTACAACGCATTGCGTGTGGGTAAACTTTCCGCTATCACTGCCGAGCTTGGTGATGTGAAGAGTGGTAGCATTACTGGTGCGGAGTTTATTCATAACATAAATTACAAAGATAGCGACGATAATCTTTACACTGGAACTGTCAAAATGAATGATGACGGGTTCAATTCAACTTCATATTTGCCTACGGGTATAGGGTCGGCAGTATTAGAAAGCATCATCAGTACATTAGGCGGATACAAAGTTGCGCAGAAACTAATCGATGTTGCCGGGGAAAGTAGCCTAGGAAATTCTATTTTAACTAGTAAATCTCTGCAGTTTAATGAGAATGGAAATATTAAGCTTTCAATTGATGCAGATTCGTTTTATAACACAAGTTGGAAAGATTTACCGCTAAACGCAGGTTATTCAACGGCAGAAAGTAACATACCTCAATACAGAGTCGTATGTGTTTTTGGAATTAGATTTGCTATCTTCCGCGGTCAAGTTCAAAAATCAACTGCGTGGACTGCTACAAATAATGCTTTCGCTTCTGTTCCTTTTGAGGTCCAAACAACGAAAACCGCGATGGCTTACGCACCAACAAACAAAGCGAGTGGTGGGCGTGTTCATGCTTCATCAAGTAACGCGATGGGATTTATACCAGCGGAAACGAGCATTACTTATTTTGCGTTAAATCAATTATTTTATGTTTTAGATTAAAGCCGAGCAAGGCTTATTTTTTATGGGGGATGATGAAAATGTATGATGGACTAACAAAAGTTTTTGATTATGCTTTAGCGAAAGAAATGTTCTTCGCGGCGCTCTTTGTAGCGCTTTTTATAATCTTACTAATTATCACAAAAAGAATTTGGGATGATTCGAAAATTGTAAGAATAGAAATGAAAGAAGAACGCGAAAAAGTGGAGGAAGAACGAGAGAAGCGTAATAAGGAATCGAAAGAAGAGAGAGATAAATTTATAAGTACGATGAACGAACAACAGCGATTGATGGATAGGCAAAATGACATGATGAAACAGCAACAACAATCAATTGACAGCTTGTCTAAATCAGTCGGAAAGTTAGCTCACAAAGTAGATTTGTTGGAACACAAAATAACGAAGTGAAGGATGATAGAAATGGAGTTTGGAAAAGAGTTACTAGTTTACATGACATTTTTAGTAGTTGTAACACCTGTGTTTGTTCAGGCGATTAAGAAGACGGAGTTAGTCCCGTCTAAGTGGCTTCCGACTGTTAGCATACTTATTGGTGCTATTCTGGGCGCATTAGCAACGTTTTTGGACGGCTCTGGATCGCTTGCAACGATGATTTGGGCAGGCGCTTTAGCAGGAGCTGGTGGTACTGGATTATTTGAACAATTTACTAATCGAAGCAAAAAATATGGAGAGGATGATAAATAATGACAAGTTATTATTATAGTAGAAGTTTGGCAAATGTAAATAAGTTAGCAGACAATACGAAAGCGGCAGCTAGAAAATTGCTAGATTGGTCTGAAAGCAACGGGATTGAAGTGTTAATCTACGAAACAATTAGAACGAAAGAACAACAAGCCGCAAATGTTGCTAGCGGAGCGTCTCAAACAATGCGCTCTTATCATTTAGTTGGACAAGCGCTAGATTTCGCCATGACGAAAGGTAAAACGGTCGATTGGGACGCTTATCGTTCAGACAAAGGCAAGAAATTCGTGGCAAAGGCCAAATCTTTAGGTTTTGAGTGGGGTGGTGATTGGTCTGGATTTGTAGACAATCCGCACCTTCAATTTAATTTTAAAGGTTATGGAACTGACACTTTTGGAAAAGGAGCTAGTACTAGTAATTCTTCTAAACCGAGCGCAAATGCGAACACGAACAGTCTAGGATTAGTAGATTATATGAATTTAAACAAACTAGATTCAAGCTTTGCGAATCGCAAAAAACTAGCGACAAGTTACGGAATTAAAAATTACAGTGGAACAGCAACGCAGAACACAACATTATTAGCGAAGTTAAAAGCAGGAAAAC